CTTCCTCGCGCTCTCAAGCTCCGCAGTGAGGCAGGCGTTCTCGGCTTCTAGCTGGCAGTTGATGTCGTCAAGCTGTCCCTGTAGATCGGCAATCTCCGCCTGCTGCTCGCGGATGATCTGGCCCGCACCGTTATGCGCCTTCGCGTGGTCGAAGCGAACATCCTCAAGCGCAAGCCATTCGGCAACGCGCTGCTGTAGGTCACTCATACATTACTCCTATCTGTTAGACAAACGTATCACGTTATACCTCGCGCGGCAACAGGGCTGCGTGGACATCGGGCGCCAGCGCCTCGACGACGCCGAGCACCGTGACCAGCCGCACAGCGACGCGAGCCGGCTCGCGGTCGCCGCGTCGCCAGTGCTGCCAGGTCTGCAGCGGCACGCCCAGGTACTCGGCCATGTCCCGGTCAGTGAGCGACAGTCGAGCCTGAGTCGCCAGTACCGCAGCGGTGAACGCCTCGCGCGTCATGGTCGGCGTCATAGCCGCAGTACCGCAGCGAGAACGGACACGATGACCATCACAATCAGGACGACGATCATCGACGGCTCCGGGTGAACGGGGGAAGGAACACGTCCGGGTCGCGGGTATCGGGTCCGATGTCGTCGTCGCACAACACGCGGTCGGATCGAGTCGATACAGCGGCGCATAACAGCCACACGACGAACCCGATGACCGTAATGCCCAGCAGGATAAGGGGGGCGGATAGGAGGCTCATAGCGCCTCCCGGATCGTCGCCAGCACCTCGTCAAGGCGATCGGCCAGGCGATCGGCCAGGCGATCGGCCAGGCGATCACTCATCTCGGCGTTGTCGCGCACCTCTACCAGCAGATCCGCGGCAACGTCTAGCGCCTCAGCGCGCGCAACCTCACGATCGAGTACACCGCGAGCGTCGATGATCTCCGCATAGAGCGCCGCCGTCGCGTAGTCACCAGCAAGGTACGCGGCCCTCTCGCGCTCCGTCAACGTTAAGGTGGTGTCGCCAACATACAGCCGATCAGTGTCAGTCATGCGATGTGCTCCAATGGATAGACAGGGTAAACAGCAGAGTGACTAGGGACCGCACGGGCTGCGGCCTCCAGGGTGCGCAGCTCAGCGGCGAGGCTGCGCGAGGCGTATACCCACTCGCCGAGGTAGTAGACGCGGACGAGGTCGGTCATACGGCCTCCCGATACAGCGCGCAGCGCTTGCCATGATTACCCAACCACTCACACCGCGCGACTGCCAGCGATAGGTCAGCGTATGCCGAATCAGTGATGCAGTGTGTCGGACCGTTCGGGACGTAGACGGTATAGGTGTCACGGGTCTTGGCGACATACGCACCGTTGCACTCGTGCAGGATGTCGGACTCTTTCATGATGTCGATTCTCCATCCGTGATGATGCGCGCGGCGGTGAACGCGAGATCGTTACCACTCGGCAGGATCGCGGGGAACGTCTTACGCGGTACGCTCAACGTCTGACCGTCGGTCAACGTCACCCACACTTTTCGAATCCCGACACGCAGATACGCGATCCCTGTCATACCGCCGATAAACGTCGGGAAAACTACTATTGTGGACGGTGCGGTGAACTGCGCGGCGGCTTGATTTTTTGCATCGTTTGTGTCGGTCATTTGTCTAACTCCTTACGTTACGGGTACAACGGTCTTGACCAGCTCCGGCCCACCGTCACACGCGAACCCCCGCAGCCGGCACCAGTGCGCGCAGGATTCGTCGGTGTCGCAGACGGGCTGCGGGGAGGTACCTACGGGGCGTTCTGTGCGCTCGGCGACACGTTCCCTCATGTCGGCGGCTATCGTGGCACCTGCGAGCGCTGCGGCGGCCAGGACGGTGCCGGCGAGGACCATTGCGGCCCACAAAGGGACGCGGACCGTGTTGCGGTCGATGTAGTCGTGGCGGGTCATGACGTCGGCTCGGCAATCAGTCGAGCGGCTTCGATGGCGCCGACCTGCTCGGCACGCGCCTTGTCGCGAATGGTCACGCGGCGTGGTTTACCGTTCAAGTAGAACGCTTCGATGTCTTCCAGCGTGCCGCTGGCGGCGAACCACGCGGACAATCGCTCACCGTAGATTTTGTGGACGACAAAAGAGCCGTCCGGGAAACGATGGGTTTGGTTCATGATCAGCTCCTCACGTAGTCGGACCAGCGCGCATCACCGGCGCGGTACTTGTCGGCCGTGTATCCACCATCGACAGCAGCACAGACGAACACGTAGTCGTCGCCAACGCTGCCGGAGATCCACATACGGTCGGTCCAGCCGAGCTTGTGCGCCAGCGCCATGGCTGCGGCGGCGTGAGCCTCTTCACCCGCGCCCAGCTCGTACGGGTATCCGATAGTGATACTGCCTGCAGCGCAGCTTGCTCTGATGCGCGATCCGCGGGTGTTGGTGGCGGGGAAGTATGTGCAGAGGATGGCTTGCATGGTTGTTACTCCTGTGTGGTTACGATTGGCTACAACGTGTAGCTAGATTACCCACTGGGTTTGTACGATGCAAGACAAACGTTTTAATCGTTTCCAGACTTTTGATAGGGGAAATGTATCCAGTGGATAATGTATCACATTGTGTCAATTGTGACTTGAAACTGGGTATAGCGAATCTGGAGTTTCAGAAAAATAAGTGCTGTTTAAAAATCGTATATTTCAAAGGGTCGCGGGCGCGGAGACACAATTGACGCATTACCACTGGGTTTCATACGTAACGCATTGAAATCGTTAGTGTTTTTGTCATTTGTATCACGTACCCCCGTTTTGTCACAACTGTCACAATTTGTATCACAAATTGCCCCACTGGGTACGATTTCTCCAGTGGTCATCAAGTTTTTACCGGGTTCCGGAAACCCACTGGATACCCAAGTTTCTACCGAATCTCCGCTGGAGCATAAACCCAATGGATCACGTACCCAGTGGATATTCTAGACCCACTGGGTACGGGCAAAAGGTCCCGCGGCCTCCCGCTGCTGGCGATCTGCTGAGGTGAGGGATACGGGGGCAGCGCTGCTGCCGGAGCTTGGCGATCCTGGGGTGCGGTGCCGCTACTGGCGAGGCGTGACACGCGGTGACGGGGGTGGGGGAGGGCCGAGCGGAGTGGTGCCGCTGCAGCCAGACCCCGTATCAATTTTTTATTTTTACCGTGGATATGAGTCCCCTCTCCTTCTGTGATCCACTGGGCACCCTGCTCCATACACCCCTATCCGCCCCAGGTGTTCCACGTAGACCAATTCGTCCCGATTGCCTACACTGCCCCCTATGACGCTCAATTCGTCCCAACACCAAGTCACCGATGACGCAGAGATGCCGGACTGGTTGAACGCCGGCAGCATTGACCTGCTTGATCCGTTTGACAGTCCTCGACCGATCCAGCGTACGGTCAGGGAGCTCCTGCATGACCAGTTCGCCATCGCATTCGAGCGGATCCTCGAAAAGATCACGGCGGGATACACCCTGACCAATGCGGTACGGGAGGACTTCCGCGAGTTCGAGGTGGGAGCGTTCCAGCGGTGGATGAAGAAAGACCCGGAGCGGCTACAGCGCTACGACGAGGCCAAGGAGATCCGCACGGAGACTTGGGCGGGGAAGATCATCGCCATCGCCGAAGCGGTGGACAATCCGCTGGAGGACGTGCAGCGGTCCAAGCTGAAGATCGACACCTACCGCTGGCTCATGGGTGCCGACAATCGTCGGCGTTACGGTGACATCAAGCAGGTCGAGGTCACTCAGAACATCTCGATTACCGCCGCACTGGAGGCTGCGCAGCAGCGGGTGCTGACGGCGACGATCGTGTCGGACGAGGAGATGACGTAGTGCAGAAGCCGACCTATTCGCCCGAGGACGAGCAGCAGCTCATGACGCAGATCTGGTCGCCCCACATCCGCGACAATCTCGAAAACTTCGTCATGTTCGCGTTCCCATGGGGGCAGAAGAACACCCCTCTGGAGCACTTCACCGGACCTCGACGCTGGCAGCGGCAGATTCTCAGGGAGATCTCGGAGCACATCCGGGTCAACCGGGGGCAAATAGACATGGACGCGCTGCGGGACGCCACGTCGGCGGGTCGCGGCATCGGCAAGTCCGCACTGGTGTCGTGGCTCATCCTGTGGATGCTGTCCACTCGTATCGGCAGCTCCGTTATCGTCTCGGCTAACACGGAGAGTCAACTTCGGACGGTGACATGGGGCGAGCTGACCAAGTGGAGCGCGATGGCGATCAACTCGCACTGGTGGAACCCGTCAGCGACCAAGCTGTCGCCCGCTGCGTGGCTGACGGAGCTGGTCGAGCGGGACTTGAAGAAGGGTACGCGCTACTGGGCGGCGGAGGGGAAGTTGTGGAGCGAGGAGAACCCTGACGGTTACGCCGGTGTCCACAACATGGACGGCATGATGGTCATCTTCGACGAGGCCAGCGGTATCCCTGACTCGATCTGGTCCGTTGCAGCGGGGTTCTTCACCGAGAAGATCCTGGACCGTTACTGGTTGGCGTTCTCGAACCCTCGCAAGCCGGACGGGTACTTCTTCGAGGCGGTAGACGGGAGCAAGCGGGACTTCTGGCGGTCGCGGCGGATCGACGCCCGGTCCGTGGAGGGGACGGACAAGGGCATCTATGAGCAGATCATCGCCGAGTACGGGGAGGACTCGAAGGAGGCGCGGATCGAGGTCTACGGAGAGTTCCCCGTCGCCGGTGATGACCAGTTCATCGGGGTGGAGGTAGTCCGGAAGGCCGTCGAGCGGGAGAAGTGGGGCGACATGATGGCCGGCATCGTGATTGGTGTGGACCCCGCGCGCAGCGGAGCCGACTCGACGGTCATCGCGGTTCGCCAGGGGCGTGACCTCATCGCGGTCAAGCGGCACCGGGGGGACGACACCATGGAGACCGTCGGCCGGGTGATCGAGGCGATCGAGGAGTACCAGCCGGTGCTGACGGTCATCGACGAGGGTGGGCTGGGGTACGGGGTGCTGGACCGGCTGACCGAGCAGCGGTACAAGGTCCGGGGGGTGAACTTCGGGTGGAAGTCGAAGAACGCCGCGATGTGGCTCAACAAGCGGGCGGAACTGTGGAGCATGATGCGCGACTGGCTCAAGACAGCGTCAATCCCCGATGACCGGGCGCTTCGTACGGACCTGACCGGGCCGATGCAGAAGTACACGTCGTCAGGGTGTATCCAGTTGGAGGGTAAGAAGGAGATGCGTGCGCGGGGGATGGCGTCTCCTGATGCCGCTGACGCCATTGCCGTCACCTTCGCATACCCGGTGGCCTCCCGGCAGCAGGTAGTCAAGCCCGATCGGAAAGGGTACTCTCCGAACAGTGTGTCAACTTCGTGGATGGGAGCGTGATTTATGCCGTTGGCAACCACAAGAGTGAAAAGTGAGCGATCCTAGTCGCAAGGACGAGAAGATTCTGGAGGTCGCCCGGAGCCGTCTGAAGATGGCGATGGCTGCGTACTCGGAGTCCCGTGAGGACGAGGTGGACGACCTCAAGTTCTTCGCAGGCTCCCCGGACAACCACTGGCAGTGGCCGGCGGACGTGCTGGCAACGCGCGGCGCGGTGCAGGGGCAGACGATCAACGCCCGCCCGTGCCTGACGATCAACAAGTTGCCTCAGCATGTCCGCCAGGTGACGAACGACCAGCGGCAGAACCGCCCGTCGGGCAAGGTGATTCCTGCTGACGACAAGGCCGACATCGCTGTCGCCGAGGTGTTCAACGGCATCGTGCGGCATATCGAGTACATCTCGGACGCCGACGTGGCCTACGACACCTCTTGTGACAACCAGGTCACGTTCGGCGAGGGGTACATCCGTGTCCTGACCGAGTACTGCGACGCGGACACGTTTGACCAGGACATCAAGATCGGACGGGTGCGGAATTCGTTCTCGGTCTACATGGACCCGATGATCCAGGACCCCTGCGGTGCTGACGCCAAGTGGTGTTTCATCACTGAAGAAGTCACCAAGGACGAATATGATCGTCAGTGGCCCGATGCCGCACCGATCTCGACCCTGCAGACGTTGGGCGTCGGCGATCAGTCCCTGTCGCAGTGGATCACCGAGACAACGGTGCGGATTGCCGAGTATTTCTATGTCGAATACAGGCGGGACACGCTGAATCTGTACCCCGGCAACGCCACGGCGTTCGAGGGGTCGCCGGATGACCAGCAGATGCGCATGATCTACGGGAAACCGACCCGATCGCGCACTGCGGAGCGTAAACAGGTCAAGTGGTGCAAGATCAACGGCTACGAGATTCTGGAATCCTCGGACTGGGCGGGGCAGTACATCCCGGTCATCCGTGTCGTCGGTAACGAATTCGAGGTGGATGGTCGGGTTTACGTGAGCGGCTTGGTGCGCAACGCCAAGGACGCTCAGCGGATGTACAACTACTGGACATCCCAGGAAGCCGAGATGCTGGCGTTGGCCCCTAAAGCTCCGTTCATCGGGTACGGGGGTCAGTTCGAGGGGTACGAGAACCAGTGGAAAACCGCCAACACCCAGAACTGGCCGTATCTTGAGGTCAATCCCGATGTGACGGATGGTCAGGGGTCTGTGTTGCCGCTGCCGATGCGCTCGCAGCCGCCGATGGCGCAGACGGGGCTGATTCAGGCCAAGATGGGCGCGTCTGAGGACATCAAGTCGGCGACAGGGCAGTACAACGCCTCGCTAGGCCAGACGTCGAATGAGCGCAGCGGCAAGGCGATCCTCGCTCGTCAGAAGGAGGGTGACACCGGCACCTACCACTACGTTGACAATCTCGCGCGTGCTGTGCGCTACGTCACGCGCCAGTTGGTCGATCTGATCCCGAAGATCTACGACACTCAGCGCATCGCTCGCATCATTGGCGAGGATGGCGAGACGGATATGGCCAAGATTGACCCGAATCAGCCCGAGGCGATCCGCAAGATCCAGGATGAGAGCGGGGTGGTGATCGAGAAGATCTACAACCTCGGTGTCGGCAAGTACGATGTCGTCGTCGTGACGGGCCCAGGGTACGCCACCAAGCGTCAGGAGGCGCTGGAGGCGATGGCGCAGCTTCTGCAGGGTAATCCGGACCTCTGGAAAGTGGCAGGTGATCTGTTCGTCAAGAACATGGATTGGCCCGGTGCGCAGGAGATGGCGAAGCGCTTCGCCAAGACCATTGACCCGCAGCTTATGGGAGACGATGACCCGGCACTGGCAGCGGCGCAGAAGCAGATCGAGCAGATGGGGCAGCAGATGGAGCAGATGCACCAGATGCTCCAGAACGTCAACAAATCGATGGAGGCGCAGGAGCTGCGTATCAAGGCGTACGATGCGGAGACCAAGCGTATCGGTGCCACCTCGGAGTCGATGACCCCTGAGCAGATCCAGGACATCATTGCCGGCACGATCGCCGCCGCGCTGGACACTGGCGACATTGTGCCGGGTAACGGTGGGGCAACGATGCCAGACGACTCCATGTCGATGGACGGGGGTATGCAATGACCTGTCGAGAATTTGTCGGGTGTCTGTTCCTCGCACGGGATGTGACGCATAGTGTTCACCTGAACACCCGCAGCTACGCCAAGCATGTTGCACTTGGTGGGTTCTATGAGGGTATTGTCGGCCTCGCGGACAAGTTTGCCGAGGCGTATCAGGGTCGGCACGGACTGATTGGTCCGATCTCGGTGCCCTCAGCGGGGAAGTCTCCGAATGTGGTCGATTTTCTGAAGGGGTCGCTCGCGGAGATCGAGAAGGAGCGGTATAAGGTCGTAGACAAGGACGACTCTGCCCTTCAGAACATCATTGACGAGATCGTCGGATTGTATCTGGCGACGCTGTACAAACTGAAATTTCTGGCGTAAGGAACCACAATGGAACTCTTGAACCCGATGGACGACGCCATATTCCCGGCGCTGACTGTGACATACACCGGCACCGCTGGCGTCACTTCGACGTGGCCCTCGGGTCCACAGGGTGTGTTGGTCTGGTCTGACCAGCCTTGCTATGTGATCGTCGGTGAAGGTGTCACCGCTACGACGGCAAACGGCACCCCGATTCCGCCGTATGTGGCGGTTCCGTTCACAGTGCCGTCGCCGAATAGTGGTGCGCCGTGGCGGGTGAGTGCGATTCAGATTTCAGCGGGTGGTACGATTTACTGCAAACCCATCAACATTCGCTGAGATAATCGATATGGCACGTTCTCTATCACCGCTTGGTGGCGCAGGTTGGCAGTTTTTTGATGATAATGGTGATCCGCTGACTGGTGGGTTTTTTTACACCTATTTGGCGGGAACGACGACGCCGACGCCGACGTATACGGGATTGACGGGGCCGACAACAAACAGCAACCCGATTACATTGGACGCTGCTGGTCGGCCGCCTAATGAAATATGGCTCGACGACAGCACGATCTATAAATTTGAACTGCGGAGTTCCACCGGGTCGCTAGTCGGTAACTGGGACAATATCGCGGGACTTGGTGCAGGTGTTGCGTCAGGGGTTGAGTCCATTTCCAGTATCGCGGCATTGCGCAGCGTTACAATCGGAACTGCGACAACCAATATGGTTTTCGTTACCAGTTATTACAGCACCACGGATATTCCGGACGGCGGTGGTGGCACTTTTGTGTACGATAGCAGTGACACCACGTCATCTGACAACGGTGTGACTACTATTATTGACGCCTCACTGCGTCGATGGAAACGCCAATACACGGGTCCGCTCGATGTTCGATGCGCGGGTGTCGTTGGTGATGGTGTGACAAATGATGCTACTGCGTTCCAGAGAGCGGCTGACCTGGGTGCTGTCCATCTAATGGTGGCAAAGGGATCGGTTGTTTACATCACCACAGATGTTACGTTTGGTGCGGGTGTCATTCTTCAGGTTGATGGGACAATTAGCGGAACTCAACGCCTCGCGTTCAACGGAAGTGCGAACGTATTCGGTGAGGGAAGTATCGTTACCGGGGACGATCGTACCTTGTTTTTTGTTGCTGGGGATATTTCGGTATCTGGATTAACGATTGGCAAGGCGGCGTGTTTCGGTATTTTGATTGTACCTTCGGCAACGATCAATTCAATCCGTATTCATGACAACCTGATTCGGGGTGCTCACTACGGAATACTGCGTAACAGTGGATCACCGAATCCGTGTTACAACACCATAATCACAGACAACGTGATTGAAAACAGTACAGGTGACGGTATTGAGTGGAATGTTGCAGTTGCTGATCGAAGGGTACTGATCGCCAATAATTCAATTTACAATATAACCGGCACAGTTGCTAACTCAGGTATCGGTATCGGAGTGGCTGGCGGCACCTATGTAAATACTAGCGATTATTCGACCTACATTCAGCAGATAGAGATCATTGATAACGCGATTCGTGGTGCGCGACAGGGTATTCACGTTGAGAGCGCGGCTTATGTCAAGATCTCCGGAAACACGGTATCAGACATTACAAGCTCATACGGAAGCACTATTCCCGTATACGGCATCATTACTTACGCCTTGGAACAGTGTCAAATATCGGATAATTTTGTATACTCCTGCAACCAAGGTATATCTGTGCAGTTGGGTGTGACAGCGGCGGTTTATACAGGATCGCCTCGAAATATGCTTGTGGCGAATAATTATATTGTTGATGCTGGTAATCTAAGCACCAATATTGCGTGGTACAGCGGTACAACGATCCCAATCGGTGTTGTCAAGAACAACACCGTGATCAATGGTGCGCTGTCGCATAGTGGAGTGTGCGATTTGATCCTCGATGGGAATACGGTTCGTTGTGCGGGCGGGGCAACTGGCTTCACCCTTGACTACAACACCTCGACGTTCGGTTCATCGTTTTCAGCAAGTCGTCGATTCATGTTGCGAATTACTAACAACATGGTGTTCGACGTAATCGGCCGGACTACAGTCAGTCTGAGTAACATCAGTGATCCTGCCGCCAATGTTGGGAATTTCAATGTTACCGAATTCGGTAATTCGTTTACCGTGGATGATGTTGATTACATTGCACGTCCGGTCAACCGAGTCGTTTACACATCTGAAGCTGGATTGGGTGGTGTACCATATGGTGTGGAATTACAGGTTGGTACACTGGTTGTTGATACTGCTACACCTGCCCGATACTTGGTTACAGTCGCAGGATCAAGAAACAAGGCTAGTGACACTTACGCCGTGGTTGATGCGGCAACGGGTGTGATTCGTACCACGAACCACACCTGGAGCGCCGCAGCTAACCACTCATACGGACAAGCGATAACTCTGGATGACGGTGTTTCTCCTGTTACAGCGTATGTGAGTCGTGTTTACACCGAGGCCGCTCAATACCGTATGAGTTTGATGAATTCTGCTGGGGTGACACTGAACCTAGGGACACTGGGATCGGGGACCATTACTGCAACAAACCCTCTGACCGCTGTTGCGGTCTGATGCGTGCTTCATTGGCTTTTCGATAGTTTTAATGTATGGTTGATATATGGTTGATGCGTACTGGCCCGTTTGACCAGGGAATCCAATCGGGTTCAACATGACTGATGAAACAGCGGTGCCAGCGGACGTAATTTCCGCGCAGGAACAGGTGGTGACGGCTGCACCTGAACCTGTAGTCTTATCGCCGGATGCAGCACCTGTCGACTCGTCATCCGAGACGCCAGCGGAAACGCCTCCCAAGACGTTTACGCAGGAAGAACTGGACGCCGTTGTCGGCAAGCGCCTTGCACGAGAACAGAGGAAGTGGGAACGCGAGCAGGTTTTGAAGGCACAGATGCCTTCTGCACCCGCCGGTACACCGACTCCCGACCAGTATGAAACCCCTGAAGCCTATCTGGACGCACTGGCGACCCGAAAAGCACAGGACATGGTCGAGGCTCAGCGTGTCGCGCGGGAGCAGAGTGACGCGGATGCGGCATTTTACGATCGAGTCGAACAGGCGCACGACAAGTACGAGAATTTTGCACAGGTCGTGCAGAATCCTAACCTGGCGATCACCGAGGTAATGGCGCAGACGATCAAGGCGTCTGAGTTGGGTCCGGATGTTGCGTATTACCTCGGAACCAATCCTGAAGAAGCCACTCGGATTTCCCGACTGAATCCGTTTTTGCAGGCGAAGGAGATCGGCAGGATCGAGGCTACCATTCTGGCAACCCCGCCCCCGGTCAAGAAGTCTACGTCAGCGCCGGCACCTATCAATCCGGTGACTGCCCGCGCTTCGGGAAACCCGTCGTACGATACAACTGACCCGCGTTCGGTGAAGTCGATGAGTACGTCGGAGTGGATCGAAGCGGACCGGCAGCGCCAGATTCGGAAGATGCAGGCGCAGCAAACCCGCTAATTTTACAAGGAATCAGTCATGGCAAATTCACTGCTTACTATTGACATGATTACCCGGAAGGCTCTGGAGATCCTGGAGAACAACCTGGTAATCACCCGCAACGTGAACCGTCAGTACGACGACTCGTTTGCGGTCACGGGGGCCAAGATTGGCTCCACCCTGCGCATCCGTCTGCCTGATCGTGCGCTGGTCACTGACGGTGCCGCACTGCAGGTGCAGGACGACAATGAGCAGTACACCACGCTCTCGGTCGCCTCACAGAAGCACATCGGCATCAACTTCACGTCGGCTGAACTGACGATGCAGTTGGACGACTTCGCGGAACGTGTGCTCAAGCCGCGTATCTCACAGCTCGCGTCCAGCATCGACGCCGACGTCGCCAACTCGTTCAAGGCGATCTACAACACGGTCGGTACGCCGGGTACCACCCCAGCCACGTCACTCGTGCTGCTGCAGGGTCAGCAGAAGCTGAACGAGGGTGCTGCTGTCATGTCGCCGCGATATGCCACGGTCAACCCGGCTGCGAACGCCGGACTGGTCGAGGGCATGAAGGGGCTGTTCAACCCGACTGACACCGTGGCTCGTCAGTTCAAGAACGGTATGATGGGTACCGGCGTCCTCGGGTACGAGGAAATCAACATGAGTCAGTCGATCAAGCAGCACACGACTGGCACCCGTACCGGCGCGCACACGGTCACCACGACTGTTGCGACGCAGGGTCAGTCTACCATCAACATCACCGGCACCGGCTCGCAGACGGTGACTGTCGGTGATGTGTTCACCATCGCTGACTGCTACGCGGTCAACCCGCAGACCCGTGAGTCGACGGGCTCGCTGCAGCAGTTCGTGGTGACTGCCGCCAACACCGCTTCGGGTGGCGCGTACACCAGTGTTGCCATCAGCCCGGCGATCTACACTGCCGCGCACGCGCTGGCGACGGTGGATTCGTTTCCGGTGGCGGCCAAGACGGTCACGTTCGTCGGCTCGGCCAGCACGCAGTACCCGCAGAACCTCGTGTACCATAAGGACGCCATCACCTTCGCCACTGCGGATCTTCTGATGCCGCAGGGTGTGGACATGGCGTCTCGTCAGGTGCACAACGGTATCTCGATGCGCATCGTGCGACAGTACGACATCAACAATGATCGTATGCCGTGCCGCATTGATGTACTGTACGGCTACAGCACCATTCGTCCGCAGATGGCTGTTCGTCTGTGGGGCTGATTTCACTGAACTGAAAGGAGATTCATCATGGCACTTCCATCAATCGGTGGTGGCCGTCAGATCGGTGACGGCAACATCAACGAGATTGCACTGATTACCCAGGCGGCCCCACAGACGGCGACGGATACCGCGACGCTGACTGCAGCACAGATCACGGGCGGCATTATTGTAGGCACTCCGACCGGAGCGGCAACGTACACGTTCCCCACAGTTGCGCTGCTTGAAGCTGCGCTGGTCAACGCCAAGGTTGACAGCGCGTTCGATCTGCACATCATCAACGTGGCGACGACCGCAGCGTACGACATCACAGTGGCTGTTGGCACCGGATGGACGTTCGTTGGGCAGCTAGAGGTCAGCTCCAACGACGCGATCACGTCGCAGGCTCAGGGTCACTTTCGCGCTCGCAAGACCGGCAGTGGCACTTGGACCCTGTATCGTCTGGCGTAATGTACCGGGTGCCGGGTAACACCGGCACCCTTTCTTGAGGACTCATCATGGCAAACACGAAACCTATTGGTGTCGCGTACTCCGACCCTGAACTTGATGCTCCGGTCCTCGGCGCATCGGGTGGCACGGTCGGATTCTATGGGACGACCCCGGTGGCGCAGGGTGCCGCACTGACGGCACAGTTGACCGCTATCACGATCGCGGATGCTGCTGGTACGCCGGACTACGCGCTTCAGGCATTGACCACAACCAGCCCGTACGGTCTGGCGACGCTTGCAGAGGCGGTTACGGTTCTGTATGTCATACAGAATCTGCAGGCCCGTCTGGCCCAAGTCGAGGCTCGACTTGAGACGATTGGTCTGATTGCTTCCAACTAATAGAGGGGCTTCGGCCCCTTTTCCTCATGCACATCTATCTACAACATCCGGTTCATGGGTCCAAAGTCGCCATTGCTGAGTCAGAGGCAGTGGCAGATGAACGGAATGGATGGACACGGTACACTCTCGATACCGTTGAGGTGCCGGATTTTCTGACGGCGTCTCCGATCAACACGCTTCATCTCCGCCGTCCCGGTCGGCCTCGAAAGGTTGTTGATGAACTAGGAGTCTGAAATGGCAACCGCCGGTGATCAGATTAACGCTGCTCTGCGGCTGCTCGGAGTTCTCGCGGAAGGTGAAACCCCTTCTGCTGAGACGTCTCAGGACGCCCTGGTGGCGCTGAACCAGATGATCGACTCGTGGAACACGGAGCGGCTGTCCGTGTTCAATACGTTGGACCAGATGTTCACATGGCCCACGGACCAGATCACTCGGACACTCGGGCCGACTGGTAACTTTGTAGGTGTTCGCCCGGTGCAGGTTGACGACTCCACTTACTATCGCGATCCGACGACCAATGTGTCGTTTGGTATCAAGATGATCAACCAGCAGCAGTATGACGGTATCGCTGTAAAGACTGTGACCAGTACGTACCCACAAGTCATGTGGGTCAACATGGAACACCCGAATATCACGATGACCATCTACCCGAAGCCGACTCGGGATTTGGAATGGCACATTATCTCTGTTGAAGAGTTGACGCAACCCGCTGGTCTGGCGACAACGCTGGCGTTTCCGCCGGGGTATCTCCGAGCGTTCAAGTACAACCTGGCGATGGAGATCGCCCCTGAGTTTGGGGTCGAGCCATCGGCACAGGTTCAGCGAGTCGCAATGAGCAGCAAGCGAAACCTGAAGCGCATCAACAACCCTGAAGATGTCATGTCGTTGCCGTACTCGCTGGTGGCGACTCGTCAGCGGTTCAACATTTACGCTGGCAACTACTGATCGTGAAAACTCCGATTCTTGGTTCCAGCTATGTGACCCGCAGCGTCAATGCTGCGGATAATCGCATGGTGAACCTATTCCCTGAAATGATTCCGGAGGGTGGTAAGGAACCGGGGTTCTTGAATCGTGCACCCGGACTTCGGTTACTCCAGACAATCGGTGATGGCCCAATTAGAGGAATGTGGGCATTCGGTGGATATGGGTATGTCGTTTCAGGCAACTCGTTGTACCGCATTAACTCCAACTTCGTCGCATCTCTCATCGGTACGATAACCGGAGGAGGTCCTGTCAGTATGGCGGATAACGGTACGCAGTTATTCATTGCGGCCAACCCAGACGGGTATATTTACAATTCGAGCACAACCGTATTTGCGCCGATAACTGACCCTGATTTCCCTGGAGCTAATTCCGTTTGTTTCATTGACGGGTATTTTGTGTTCAGTCAGCCCAATACTCAAAGCATATGGGTTACTTCATTGTACGATGGTACTTCGGTTGATCCCCTGGATTTTGCCAGTGCGGAGGGTTCACCTGATGGTGTCGTTGGTGTGCTTGCCGATCATCGTGAGTTGTGGGTGTTCGGGACTGATAGCACCGAGGTCTGGTACAACAGTGGCGGTGTTGACTTTCCATTTCAGCGCATCCAAGGTGCGTTCAATGAGATCGGGTGTATGTCGCCGTACTGCGTGGCCAAGATTGACAACAGTTTAATGTGGCTCGGTTCCGACGCACGAGGTCGTGGTGTTGTGTATCGTGCGGACGGTTACACGGGTAAACGTGTTTCGACTCATTCGGTTGAATGGCAAATCCAGCAATACGAGGATTTGAATCTTGCTGTGGCGTACACCTATCAGCAGGACGGTCATACGTTTTACGTGCTTAACTTCCCGCAGGCCAACGCAACATGGGTTTATGACGCATCTACCGGATCATGGCATGAGCGTGCGGCGTTCGAGAATGGTCAATTTACTCGGCACCGTGGAAATAACCAGGTGTCGTTTGCCAAAGAGATCATTCTCGGTGACTATGTTAACGGGAACATTTATGCGCTAGATCTTGAAACCTATGATGACAACGGTTCACCTCAGAAGTGGTTGAGATCATGGCGCGCGCTACCTACGGGAAAGAATAACCTGACTCGCGGTGCTCATTTCGGTATGCAACTCGATTGTGAAACGGGTGTCGGCCTGAACAGTGGGCAAGGGAGTAATCCACAGGCAATGCTTCGATGGTCAGACGACGGTGGGCACACATGGTCTAGTGAACACTGGGTCAATATGGGCAGCATCGGTCAATACGGGGTACGTGCCATCTGGCGGCGTCTGGGGATGACCCAGAAGTTGCGTGATCGGGTGTACGAGGTGTCGGGTACGGACCCTGTGAAGATTGCGATCATGGGTGCCGAACTGCACGGGGTTCAGGAAAGTGCCTAACCCCATCAACTCGAACATCATCGCGCCTCGCGTTCCGTTTCTCGACGAGAGAACTGGAAATATCGCGCGCGAGTGGTATCTCTTTCTGCTCAGTCTGTTCACGTTAACGGGAAGTGGTACTAGCACCATTGTTCTATCCGACGTGCTGGACATTATTGCAGGTAATGTTCGCATCACGGCGTCTGACACGACGCTTCTTTCAACTGACAACGTGCTGATTGTTACTGCTCCCGCGACGGTCACGATCCCCACAGCAGTCGGGAACACGAATACGTGGCGGGTCAAGCGACGTACCACGCTAGGGAATGTGGTTCTTCAACCGCAGCCAGGAGAGACGATTGATGGGATGTCTGATCTCGTGATCAATGTGAACGAGTGGTCTGTTGACATTCGCAGCGATGGTACGAACTGGGTCATCTTGTAATGGCCAACAACGTCCTTCCTCTACCGTTGCCCGTTCAAGTTGATGCCGCTCAGGACATCTTCGGTAATCTCAGCACCTCGATTCGTACCAACCAGATCGAAGTCCCCCTGAATGACACGAACTGGGCGACATTTGTTGACATCACGACAGCCAGCGGAGGCAGTGCTGCGCAGGCCAGCGGTCAGGTCACATTTTCAAGCGGCACCAACACCAATGGCGCATATAAGGCCATCAGTAAAGACCCGGTTCAATATCGGTCTGGATCTGAGATTGGCTGGGGATGGACATGGCGGTTCCCCACAGTAGGCGTTGTTTCCAGTTACATCCGCATCGGTGCCACTGACGCGACATGGGCGAACGGAGTCTGGGTCGGTTACGAAGCCGCGACCTTTGGTGTCACATATTCGCGTGGCGGTGTCATACAGTGGACCAAGACACAGAGTCAGTGGCTTGACCATTGTGACGGGACTGCGGGTTCCAACTACACTCTCAACGGTGCGGCCGTTGCGATGGACCCGACAAAGGACCAGCTTATCCGTGTCCGTGCCGGGTTATTCGGTCATGCAGGGTTTATCGCTGAACTCAGGACACCTGATGGTGACTGGATAACCATTCTTCAGTACACCGCAATCAACGCTGATACGGTTCCGGTATTCGCCGATTTCGACTTGAAGATCGCTGCGGGTATCAGCAAGACAGCAGCGGGTGCGACAAATCTACAGGTGGCGTCGGCATGCTGGGCGGGGTGGACCGGCCTCCCTCTTATTCGCATGAACGCCACGATCTCAGACAGATCGTTGGTGCAGTTGACCCGATCTGTCATCGAGGGGAAGACGACCGGTGGCGGCGGCGGGTATGTGCCGGTCAAAGTCAATCCATCGGGAGCGCTGGTTACCGATGCTTCCGGGTCATCGGTAGCACTTGATGCCCCGACGCTGGCTGCGTTGGAGACGATTACCGTCAACCAGGGTACTGCGGGGGCAACGCAATGGCCGACATCGGACACAACAGATCGTGAGTTCACCAACGTCGTTGCTACAGTGACAGCAATCGGATCGACGACGGTTCATACCCCCGCAGCGGGGAAAAGTATACGACTGCACTGGATGTATGCGATCAATGATCCGACCGCAAGTTCCGCGCCGCTGATCCAGGTGTTCCTCGGAGCGACCGAGTATTACAGGGTGTACGCTTTGTCAAAGCGTCAGCAGATCACGGGTCCGGTGAACGGAGCGTTGAGTGTTACGTTGTCTGCGGCGGCAAGTGTTGCAGTGACTGCCATTATTGAGGAAGTGTGATGAACGATTCATTTACGATCTACCCCCCAGAGCAGCAGGCGCTATTGAGTGCTCCTCCCCCCGTTGTAGCGGTAGTTTCCAACTCGAAAGGGTCTTGTGAGAACATTATTGTGCGTTCTGCAAGCGGTCATGTATTTGACCTCGGGAAACCCACGTCGATCTTTTTCAAACTCCGCGTGCAGCTTTACAAGTGGCAGCGTCGTCATGAATTGAAGGAGCACACTAATGGCTGATGTCATCACAGATGTGGGTCGTGCACAGGGAGCTGGTTATCTCTCCAACACGGTCACACAGATCGTCACCTACTACGGCAACGTGGGTACGGGTGCGGGTACTGCGGTTGTAGGTGGTACGTCCTTGTTCACTGAAACGGGATCTGCTCGTGTTGCCATCACGCCGACGCGGGTGACAGTAACATTCACCAATGACACGGCTCAGTACGTGTTCACCTACACCGCGACGGGCGGCATCAGTGTGACCAATGCCGGATATTTCACGGCAGCGGCTGCGGGCACCATGATGCAGTATTCCGACCACGCCACGATTCCGCTGGTGTCAGGAGACTCGATCCAGTACACATTCCAGAACCGTCAGGCTTGATTTATGACCATCACTGGCACCATGACGATCCAGTGTGAGACTCCGCAAGAGTTTCAGGATACTGTTGCTCGTGTGACGGGCGATGTGACTTTCACGAATGTGGTGCAGGACGAACCGCTTCTGCGCATCACCTGTGACGTGAACACCGCGTAAATGGCCGGCCTGCTCATCACCTTTGCCACAGCCGCATCCTATACGTTCACGGCAGGTGCAACTTCGACTGATGTTCGTCTGATCGCGGGCGGGTCTGGCGGTGGTGGTGGTGGTCTACTGGGTGCCGGCGGTGGTGGTGGTGGTGCCGCGTACGCGGGTACATCGAATGTGGTCACGGTGGTCGGCAACACGTACACCGTGGTTGTCGGTGGTGGTGGTGCCGGTGGACCCGGTAATGCCGGCGGTACGGGCACTACGGGCACCGCTGGGAGCAACACCACGTTCGCCACGACAACAGTGGTCGCTGACGCCGGCGCGGGTGGCGCAGGTGGTACGGCTCTCGGCGCAGGTGCCGGTGGTGCCGGCGGCACGGTGGCGGCCAGTACAGGGACAACGGAGTTCGCGGGAGGTACTGGTGCGAATGGTGGAGCGGGTGGTGGAGCCGCCGGCTCGACATCCGCTGCCGGAACCGCCCCTACAGCGGGTACCGGGAACCCAGCGGGTGGTGCCGGCGGTGCGGCGTCCGGAGGTGTCGGAACAGCTCCTGGCGGCGGTGGCGGCGGTGGTGCTGCGTTGGGCGGTGCCGGCGGTGCGGGAGCCAAAGGTATTGCGGTCATCGCGTACAGCACGGGTTCCCCGGTAACGACCCACACGGCTGCAATGGCTCGCACCATCACGGCATTTCGTACCCTGCTGGCGACGACGACACATGTCGCGATCTTCGCCAGAGCGGTAACTGTCGCCCGGTCATTTACCGCAACGGTTGTCCACACGGCATCACTGACCCGTCGGGTCGGACTACCTCGATCAGCGACAACGGTCCATGTTGCGTCGCTGACCCGTCGAGTCGGACTACCTCGGTCCGCGACAACGGTCCATGTTGCGTCGCTGGCGAAGGCGATTGTTGTCGGAACGAAACTTGCCACGACCGTTCACACGGCGATTTTCGCCAGAGCGGTGACGCTGCGCCGCTCGTTCTCCGCCACAACGACACATGTCGCCAAGTGTTATCTTTACTTGGAGGCACGACTTCTCCCAGTCGGCGGTGCTGTCACTACCTACATCCGCTCACTGTTCGTGTTCGATGATTAAATGACAACCGAAATTGTCAATGACCGGGAACTGGCGCTGTTGTTCGGCTACACGGCGACAGACTGGACATTTCCAATTTCGTACCCTGTGTATGAGCAGGCGTTTGCCGACTGGGTTATGCGGGCACTGGTCCGCGATGGTGTCTGTATCGGTGCCGTGTTCACCAAGGACGACGAAATCCACGTCTCGGTTCTTCCGGAGTGGCGGCGAAAATGGGCTACCAAAGGACTACTGAAGCAGTTGATCGGTGGTCAAAAAGTGACAACTCGGGTCACTCCGGGGCATGATTACATGTATGGAATTCTACATCGCCTCGGGTTTCGTCAATCGCTCGGCGGCACACTGGTGAAGGAGTAGAACATGGGCGCTGAAGCTGCAATAGGTATTGGCGGGGCACTGCTTGGTAGTTGGATGGGTGCCGACGCCTCGAAGGACGCGTCCAAGGCGCAGTCGCAGTCTGCTCGATATTCCGCCGACATCCAGAAGTACATCTTCGACATGCAGCGGCAGATGCAGGAGCCGTTTCGCCAAGGTGGTCTGACGGCGCAGAATAGGTTGATGTATCTGCTCGGACTCGGTGGCAAGCCGGGTCAACAGAAAATGACCCGCGAACAACTCCGGGCGCAGTTGTTGCCGCAGTTCACTAAGACCAGTGCCGCCAATCAGAACCAACTGGGTCAGACCTTTGGCAAACCCGGTGCACCGGCGAAAGGCGGTCTGGTCAGCAGCGTTGCGAATCGGTTTCTGGACAAGGGGATGATCAAAGACCTTTCCGGACAGACTGTGACCCGTGATCAGGTCAACAGCATTCAGAACACGGGCGGTATTGTTGACGAGGCTGCACTCAATGCCGAAATCGACCGGATGCTGGCTGAACAGGAAGCGAGCTCGGGCTACAATGAGGCCGACTTCGGCAAGTACGGTCGCGATTTCGGGATGCAGGACTTCCAGGCAGACCCCGGTTACGCCTTCCGTTTGTCGGAGGGTCTGAAGGGTCTGGATCGACAGGCCGCTGCTCGTGGGGGTCTGATCTCCGGTGCGGCGCTCAAGGCTGCGACACGGTACGGTCAGGACATGGGGTCGCAGGAGTACACCAACGCGTTCAATCGGTATCAGGTGAACCGTGCGAACCAGTTGAACCCGCTGCAGAGTCTCATGGGTGGCGGTCAGACGGCGGCTCAGACGATCGGGAGCGCGGGTCAGAACTACGCAAACCAGGCAGGTGAAGCATACCAAAATGTCGGGAACGCTCGCGCCTCGGGGTACATGGGTCGTGCGAATGCGATCGCAGGTGGTGTGAACCAGCTCGCCAACTACTACCAGATGGGTGGCTTTGGTGGAGGTAACTCCGGTGGGGGTAGTGGGTATGGGTCATCTTTCAATGCAGATGACTTCTCGAATCAGTATCTGAATTTCTGAGGAACTGATCATGCCGATCAACCCGAACATCGCGTTGAGTTTCAGACCGACCACCGAGTTACAGAACCCTCAGGACATCCGTGCCAAGGCGCTGGCGATTCAGAGTGCTCAGAACCAACTCGCTGAGTCGCAGCGCGTCGGGCAAGAACGGAACGCGATGCGAGACATCTATCGGCAGGCGTACGCCGGCGGTGGTGATATTGACGCAGCACTGATCAAGGGTGCAGCGGAACGGGGATTGGGTGATCAGATCCCGGACTTGATCAAGAACCAGCTCGACCAGCGCAAGACCAAGATGGATCAGTTGAAAACGGTTGCGGAGTTGCAGAAGCGTGCTGCGACAGTTGTCTACACTAACCCGGAGATGGCTGAACAGGTGTTGATGGATTTCGGTCAGCGCACGGGTACAGATATTACGAACGACCTGGCGCAACTCCGATCCTTCAACGGCGACCCCAATCGTATCCGGCAATGGGCCGCAGGTCATGCTGCGTCCGCTGACCAACTGCTGCCGAAGATCGAGACGCGCGATCTCGGCGGTACCGTGGAGACGCAGGCGCTGAACCCGCTCACAGGGCAGCCTGTCAGTGCGGCTACATCGCGGGTCAAGACACAGACGCCGGGTGAGAGTGAGCGGATCGACCTTGAGAAACTGAGGGTCATGCTGGCGCAGGCAGAGGGTCGCCGATCGCAGCAGCGACTGGATCGGGGGGAAGGTACACCAGCGCCTACGATGACGGAGGTGGTGGACCCGTCTGACCCGGATCAACTGTTGAGAGTGGATGCCAGAACATACCAAGGTGGAGGGGTTGGTTCTCCCGGTGTTCTCGGCGCATCTGGGAAGGTTTCGTCTGTCGCCGGGTCATCCGGACTCTCGCCAAAGGAAATCCAGAAGCGGGAGGCAAAATATCCAGTGGCGACGTCATCTGTGAAGGCAACCACGGCCGAAATAGACAAACTGATTTCAGATCTAAAAACTCTGAAACTCCATAAAGGCGTTTCGGGTATCACGGGTTTGGTGTACGGTCGCACCCCGAACGTCACAGCGGAGGCACGTGCGGCGCAGGCAGTGTTCGACAAGATTATGGCGAGGGGCGGTTTCTCCGAACTGCAGAAGATGCGGGCAGCGTCCCCGACGGGTGGTGCGCTTGGCAACGTATCGGACGTAGAAGGTCGGTATCTCCGACAGGCGTTTGCGGCGCTTGACAAGACACAGGACACCAAGGATTTCAAAGACCAGATCACTAGCACGATCGATGAACTGACAGCATCCAAACAACGAATTACAGACGCGTACGATCTTGATTATGAGTATCGGTCAAACAAGGCTGCTGCTCCGACTACAAGTGGTGCGACATCCGACGAGCAGCGTCGCACTGTAACCCGCACTGGTACACAGAACGGTCGAAAAGTGGTGCAGTACAGTGATGGGAGTATCGAGTATGCCGATTGACCCAGCATTGGTGCAGTGGGATGCCCCTGACCCAAAGAAGGTCCAGTGGGATGCGACCCCTAAAGCCCCACAGCAGCCCGACACCGCTGATCGCATGATGGGGTCGCTGCCGGTGCGCGCTGCACTAGGTGCAGCGGCACCCGTCGTAGGGGCTGCGCAACTCGGTGCCAACGTAGGTGACGTGATCGCTGCCAAACTGGGTCTTGAGCCGACTGTTGGTAAGGATCTGCAATCGTGGTGGCAGAATGTTCAGGCGATGAAGCGGCGCGGGATGCAGGCACCGACATTCACAGATGAGGCGTTGGCGAAATTGCCAGAGTCTGTTCGTAATATCGTTGCTCCGATCATCAACACACCGGATGCGTTTCTCGATCGGGGAACAGATGCGGCAGGGTTCCTTGGGAATCTGGCTGTCGGTGCTGCGGGCATGGGTGGGAAAGCGTCACTCCCTGTTCTCGGCAAGTTAGTCGAGAAGATCGGTGGCGGGCAGTCTGTCGCCACCACCGGACTCGGCAAACTCGCACAGGGTGCAACTATAGGTGCCGGCTTCGGCGCGGCACAGCCTGGCGCAACACTCGACCAGCAGATGGGCGGTGCTGCTGCGGGTGGTGTTCTGGGTGCTGCTGCCCCGTTCGTTCTCCCTGCTGCGGCCAAAGCGGCCGGGTGGGTTTGGGATGCCGGTAAAGGCAGACTGGTGCAGGTTCGCGCCGGCAAGATCATTCGCGAGATCGCGGGAGATCGTCTCCCCGCGATCAAGGCTGCGTTGGCTCAGGCTGCCCCCGATGAGACTGCTGCGCAGGCGGCAGTGAGCGCCACGGCGCCGACGTTCCAGGCGCTGGGGGCGCAGGCTGGCAAGCGTAACCCTGAGTGGATGCTACAGATCGCGCAGCAGCAAGAGGCGGCTCGACTAGCGGCGCTGCAGGCTGTGACGCCGGACAAGGCGGCGGCAGAGGCGACACGCGCTGCTGCAAGTCAGCCTCATTACAAAGAAGCCGACACTACCGTTACTCAGATGGGTGACGACATCCTTGACATATTCAAGAGACTTCCGAAAGGTACTATTCGGCATGCCGCCGAGTTGGCCCGCATCGACGGTCGTCCGTTCATCATGGGGAAACATGTTCCTGAAGAAGTCGTCGGTGGAAACATTGTAGGGTTGTCAGGGAAACCACTTACACAAACCACGGTTCCCGCACAGTACCCGGAGATTACGGGTGAATCGCTCCACTACATTAAACGAGCATTGTCCGATATTGCCAGCGGTGCTCCTGGTGTAAAGGGTACGACAAAAGATACTCAAAGAGCGGTTCGCGAACTGCTACCTGAATTTCTTGATGTGGTCGAAAAGGCTGTTCCGTCATATGGTGCCGCACGTCGCACCTTTGCTGAATTGTCACCACCCGTTGACCAAGCTACCGTGCTCAACGAGATGGCCTCGATCCTGCAGAAGCCTGGCGGTGGTGAGCGTGTCACCCCGTTCCTCAACGTGCTGGGTCGAGGGGAGCAGGCACTGCTCAAGCACGGCACAGGGTTCCCACGTCATGAGGCGGGAGACTTGGGTAAGGTGCTCACGGGTCCGGGACAGATGGAAGCGGTTGGCAAGGTTGAGCGGGAACTGACGCGCGACAAGCAGGCCGGTGAACAGGCTGCTGCGGGTATGGACAGACTGCGGAAGATATTCGGCGAGTCGGGGACGGGGTCTCAGATACCCGACACCCTGAACCCGAAGATCATCTGGATAAAGCGTGTCATCGAAAGACTCAGCGGGAAGGTCAACGACAAGACTCTCTCAATGTTGACAGAGAAGATGAAAACCGCCAAGGGCGCAGAGGAACTGATCAACAGTCTCCCTGCATCCGAGCGGTCTGCGGTGCTGCGTGCTCTCGCTCAAGCTGGCACCGCTCGACCTGCTGCCGCCACTAACGCGCTGGTGGGAACCGGCATCAACCAGAACGCTCTCACGGAGGCGCAATGATTCCGAGTCCGCTGCAGTACGGGTTCCTTAATCGTCCGGTTGGGGGGTCATGGACGCCTGCGCAGCTCGCGTCACCGCCGTCGTTCTGGCTTGACTACACATCTACCGTGACGGATGCGGGTGGCGGTGCATGCAGCCAGTGGAATGACATCAGCGGCAATGCTTGGCATGTCACGCAGTCATCTGCTGGTGCGAGACCGACGATTATCGCTTCAGGTTTAAACGGAAAACGTACAATCAGTTTTGATGGTACGGCAGACCTGATGACGCGCGTAAATGCGGACATCGCTGCGCTCTACCAGAATCAACCGCAGGGGTGGCAATTCTTTGTTCTCAAGAAAAATGCGACGGATAGCCCGTCAACATCTGCACGGCAGGATTCCGTCAATATCACTGCAACAGGCGGATCGAGATTCTCGCTAGGAATGAACGGTAACGGTGTATCAGACAAGGCACAGATCGTTGTTAGACGCCTCGACGCCGACTCGGCTGGTATTTTGATCGGTGCCACGACATTGACAACCGCGTTTAACATTCACATGGCGACGATGGACTGGTCTGCTGGTGATGGAACGCTGTACCTGAACGGTACGCAGGACGCACAGAACCTAACATTGACGAGCAGCGGCAACACGTCGAACACTGCGGCAGCGGGCAATGTCTATTATCTAGGCCAAGGTACAAATTTTACCAATTCTCAAATGTTCATTGTGATGCTTGGCCGCACGATTCCGTCCACAGTTGAACGACAAAAGCTAGAAGGATGGGCTGCATGGGCGGGCGGCCTTCAGGCCAACCTCCCCGTCGATCATCCTTACAAGTTCTTCGCCCCGTAATGTTCTTCCTCGGCCAACGCAGTCTTTCCAAGCTATCACAGGTCCACCCGGATCTTGTGAGTGTGGTGAAGCTGGCAATTCAGATCAGCATGGTCGATTTCGCCGTCATCGAGGGTGCCCGTACGATCGAGAAGCAGCGCGAATACTTCAACGCCGGCAAGTCCAGAACAATGAACAGCCGCCACATACCAAAGGCTCCGGCAGACCACCCTGACTGGGCATTCGCGAGTCACGCAGTCGATCTGGCACCGTACCTCGACACAGATGGCGACGGTGACACCGAATTGAGTTGGGAACCCCGACACTTCACACCAATCGTCCAGGCGATGAAGAACGCAGCATCGACCCTGAAAGTACCGATTGTTTGGGGTGGGGACTGGACCAGTTTCGTTGACATGCCGCACTTCGAGTTGGACCGGAAGTATTACCCGTAAGGAGAACATCATGAGTTTGAAACGCAGGATCAAGGATCGGCTGAAAGAGTCATCGACACAGGCCGGCGCAGGTGTTGTCATCGTGTCACTGGCTACCGCATTCCCCGCATACGCTCCGCTGATTCTCGGCCTCGCCAGTCTGCTCGGTATCGGTGCGATGGTAACGCCGGAGGCCAGAGGTGGCGCTGGCGGCCCCGGTCCGGTAGACCCGAAGTGAGTAAGGGTGCCGGTGGCCCCGGTCCCGTGCGTAAGTCAAAGACTCCGACCCCTCGCAAAAGATGAAAGGGGTTGCGCTCCTTCTGCTGGTAGCCATGACGCATTACGGCTACCCAGATGACGCTGCATCATGGTGGTTCTACATTCTTCGCGGGGTGGAGGGGACGATCCTGTTCCTTCTGCTCGCGCGACATGTTAATAAGGGTGTAGCCGTTCTCGCCTGCTGGTGGGGAGCGTTTGAGGAGGCTCAGACAGCCGTTTGTGGGTACACTCGAATGGGGATGTACCCGAACGGTGACGGACTGTGTATCGAGGCGTTCGGGCCGCTACCTTATGCCATGATGGCAGCGGGGCTTATTGTGTACCTGTGGAGGCAGCGTGATAGAAAAAACTGACCACACCGCGCTTGCGACTGCCGCGACAATGGCAGCAGCATCCCCTCTGTTGGGAGACTTCGCGGTTATCGCTGTCGCTGCCGTGTTTGGTGCATTTGTCGCAGCCTCCCGCCTTGTTGAACCGTCGAGACTGGCAACGGCCTGGTTCATCTTCCGTTCAGTCTCGATCACTACCTTCAGTGCAGGGGCGGCGGCGCAGGCGCTGGGGTCCGAGTGGTTCGCCCAAAAGACCGGGATGACGTTCGGGCACTCGGTCGAGATCCTGGCGTTCATCGCGTTCTGGATTGCCGTGATCGGCGACGGGTGGTTCAAACTGAAGGACCGGCTCCTTTCGCGTATTGAGAGGTGGCTACATGCTGGCACTCACTAATCTGGCACTGTGTTCAACCATCGCATACTTGGCACTGTGCCGAATCACCCGCATGAACGCCGATACTCGACGGGTGATTCGATACTCCGTCTCACTCATGGCGGCAGGGGCTGTTGCTGCGGGGATCGCCCCTCTGGTGTGGGGGATGATTGTTCACCCGTCAATCCTCATCATGGAGGCCGGTCACGCAGCGTTCCTGATCGCGTGCAAACGACTCTGGGTTACAGGAACACCGATTCAATTCAAATCGTGTGCCGATTAACCCGGCAGAATCACACCACACTCAAGACACTTCGGACCTGATTCCGTAGGCCGCGTGAGGGTGTGTGCACACAGGTTCTCGCATTCTTCGCAAGGTGTGTCGAACGGGGTGTGATGCTCACACTCGGGCATCGGACGCCACTTGGCAGGGAGATCCGCGAACGACTCGATCTTGGTGCTCATACGACCTCCACCATCCGGCGCAGCTCAGCGGCACGCAGCACGAGGGTTGCGGCCTCGGGGGTGCGGACGATCTCGGAGCCAAGGGTAATCACCAGGTCCTCGATCTTCTGTTTCACTTGGTCTTTCCACTGCTGCTTGTCAATGTTGGTCACTTCACACCCCCTTGGATTGTCGGTACTGCTTCACTGCGCTGCGGAGTCCGGCCTGCGTAGTGGCTTTCTCGTCCAGCGCCATCGCTTGAGCCTGGTCGAGTGTGTCACGGGTGAGGATACGATGACAGATGACGGGTTTCCCCTGTCCTTGTCGTCGGATACGTGCGGTCATCTGGTCGTACAGATCAAGGCTCCAGGTCAGACCGAACCATACGACGATATTGCCGCGCTTCTGTAGACCGTCGATACCGTGTCCCATCGAATTGTGCGAGATAAACATCTCACCGGCGTCATTGCGAATCAGAAACTGATGACGTGGGCCGCAATCAACTAGGTCATAGACGTGCGTTTTTCTCGTCGCCGCACGTTCACCTGACTCTGACTCTTCCCGTACCCCGACATTTGACAATCTTTCACCGCTTCGTCCCCCGTCATCCCCCGATTGAGTCGCATAATTAACATCATTTTTGAAAACCCACTGCATCTCACCAGTTCTGCCAAATGTAATTGCTCCCCCTGGTACGAGACATAACGGTTGTTCCGTTTGTTGGACTGTTGCTCCATATTGGACGCCCATCGACAGTTGTTCTTTTCGTAAGGTTTGTTCACATCCACTCGCTCGATTGTCAGATCGTCCGAATACCCTTCGAACATATCCTCGTAGAAGTTGGTGAAGGTTTGCCACCGTTTGCAAACGGTGATTCCACGACCCCCGTAATTCTTGTCTGATGGGTCTTTTGCTCGCCATCTCATCCCTTGCCAAATACTCCACATCCTCGTATTCGTCATCCGATGAAACGTGTCCGAAATGCAGATCGAACAATGGGTTCGTTTTTCGCGGTTGTGTTTGGCGACGTTCTGTCGCATCAGCGTCGAGGTTTTTCCGCACCGCTGACATTTCGCGCGCACCATTCCCCTCATCTTTGAACCACTGAGCTTGCTCGGAAGTGATTCCACGATCTCGTACATTTCGCGCCTCCACCCATTCATCACCAACAAGAAGTTTGTGGTCTAGTGTCATTGTGATACCAAACACGTCAGTGACTTCTTTACACCCGGAATAAGAACAGCCGTCATGCTTGACGAACTCCACACCATCAAACACCAGATCGTCTCTCTCTACGTCAATGATTCTCACCCATCCGTGCCGTTTAGTCAACACTTGAGTCCATGGGTGTAAGCAGGCAGGATGACCGATCATCAAGGGACAATCACCCGACTGCCACTGACGCATCGCATTAATCAGTGACCCCTCGGACTTACACTCGGTCAGGTTGATCGGGTTGAGATGCTTGAACCGAGTCATGATCCGTTCGGCATCGCTACGGTACGCATAGGAGCAAAGTATCTGTTCACCCTGCGCCTCGTCAATGATCTCCTCCAGCGCATCCAGCTTGAGGTCATGGATTGGTTCCCACAGCGGCATCCCTGCGACGGGGTACATGGCGCCATTACTGAACTGGAGGCACTTGTTGGTCAGTGACGCCTGGTTGAACATCTCCACGCTCTTGCCACTGTCGAGCTGGATGAAGAACTCTTTCTCCATCCAGTCATACTTGTCGCGCAGTTCCTCCGGTAACTCGATCTCGATTGTGTTGACAATCAGATCCGGCAGCTTGTTGTAGTCCTCGGCGCTCATCTCCAGCGTAATGTCACCGATCAGGTTCTTGATCGTGTCCTCAGTGTCCGCGTACGCGACTTCCTTGTAGGGTCCGACCTTCTTATAGAACCGGGTGCGGAACGCGGTCTTGCTGGTGCCGAGACGTTCTCCCCTATCGACCACGAGGAACTGACCGTGAAGATCCTTGTACCCGTTCGACGCTGGGGTGCCGGTAAGCCCGGTGGTCCAGACGAAGTTGTCAAGGATCTTGCGGATCGACTTGACCCGCTGGGTGGTACTGTTCTTCATTTTGCTGATCTCGTCCCATACCAGACCGTTGAATGGTAGGGGGCGGTTCTTCTTGACGAAATAGGCATCAAGAGTTTCAGCGAGCCAGCCGAGATTCTCGTAATTAATGAGGTAGACGTTCGCCGGGCGCAGCAGCGCACGAGTGCGTTGATCACGAGTACCTGCGACCATGCTGAACTTCAGACCCTTGGTATGCTGCCACTTCTCGGCCTCCTGTCGCCAGACAAGCCTGATGACGCGGATCGGTGCGACGATGATTACACCGTTGAGGAACCCGGTGTTCAGTAGGTGCGCGATGCTGGTGAGGGTGGTAGCAGTCTTCCCCAATCCAAGGTCCATCCAAATCATTGTGTTTGGGTTAGAACATTGAAAATTTACGGCGTTTTTCTGATACCCGTGAAGCATGTCAGGAGTGAGCATTTCACACCTGATTCAGATACGCAAAGTCACCGAAGTGGTGGACCGCTGCATCGTTGTATACACGTGCAGCGTCTTCAGGTCTGTCGAAACGACCCAGGTATGTTTGTTTACCGTTGATTTTAATTTGAGCGTGCCATTTCTGACTCTGGTTGTTGAGGGACACCCCTCGATAGCCTGACACATTGTTGCGCAGTAGCGAGATATTCCCTTTATTGTCCTTAGACACACACTCTCTCAAATTTTCCATTCGGTTGTCAGTCTTGACCCGATTAGCGTGATCAATCTCACTCGGGTAATACCCGCGATGAATCATGAACACGATTTGATGAGCCGCCAGCATTACACCATCGACCCCGACGTTAACATGACCCCTGGCATTTACTGACCCCGCAATGGTTCCTGCTAGGTTGTTGGCTCTGGTAACTCGACCAATCAGTTCTCCCGTGATCGGACTGTAGTCAAACAACTCAACCAGTCTCTCTCGCGTTGGTTTAGTTTTCATCACACACTCGAACACTCATCAATCACGTTTTTCCCCTGAGCCACCGAGTCCACCACAAATACCCTGACTCCCTGCTCCCGGAGACGCAGATGTTCACGTTCCTGTTGTGGTGTGGGCTTCTTGCCCTCCTGCTTGAACTCGATGAAGTACACCAGACCACCGGGCGCGATCATCAGGCGATCGGGCACCGCTGACCTCGCAGGCGACGTGAACTTGTAGGCGAGATGACCCTTGCTGCGGGCGTAATCGCAGACGAGTTGTTCAATCTTCTTTTCGAGCACTTCGCGTCTCCAGTTCGTCAACCACAAGGGTCATGAACTTCGACACCATTGTCATGGCTTCAAATTCACTACGAGCGCTCGTAGTGAAGGAGTATTGAACATACCCGTCGAACTTGACCTCCATCGTGTACGCTTTCAGTTCAGGATTACCAAGAAACTCACCGACGAGGCCCATTGCTTCCTGACGCATTTGATTCACCCGTCCGATGTCAATCAGAAGTTCGTTATCTTTCGGTGGGTCACGCACAAGCCGTGGAGGGAAATACGATTTGCAGGCTGTGCGCGACGCTCTGGTAGTGCTTTCGACGCAATAGGATGGATGTGTGCATGCATCCTCACTATACGGACACCTGTATTCACCTGTTAATTTAGACATAGCACCAGTTTCTCCACTTCTTTGATGTAGTACTCGTAGTCCACCGGCAGCACGGCATCCTTGATGTCGTTGCATACCTGGACCTCCCACCCACTCTCGACCGCGAACCGGCGCCACTCGGTCTTACCCTTGAGCGGCGGCATCACCTTGGTCAACGACTTACCGCTCTTCGTCACGTAGTACCGTGTGGTGTTCTGCACTCGGTCATCACCCCACAGCAGATGACTGCTGCGTGGCACCTTGACGCGCATCATGAAGTCGTGCAGGTCCGGCCAGTTCTCGACGGTCTGGCGGATCGGTGCACCGTCGATCAACACCTTCTCGGCGACCTTGGGGACCACGAGGGCACTGGCGTTCTGGTGCCAGCCAAGTTGATGCTCATACGCACCTTTACGCTTGACACCGCCGTGGTCGTACCGTGCGACGTAATTATTAACGTCGCGTATGTACATGCGGGTATAGGTGGCGCTCTCCAGCGTCAGCGCACTGCGCTGCTGCCACCACTGTGTCACCTGGTCCAGCATGGACAGATGAGCGCGAGGCAGTCGCACCGTCACGCCGTCCGTGTTCGTCTGCACCACCATCAACCCCGGCACTTTCATCAACTGCTCGACCAGCACGCACAGCAGCAGTTGACCGTTCAGGGTGATGCTCATGGTGAACTGCGGGTCGTAGAACACACTGAAGTGACTATTGCTGTCGCCGTACACCCCGTTGAGCGCCAGCTTGAGCATCGCCGACTCTGACGACTTCTTCGCGTACCCTTTGCGCTGCTCGTACAAGTTCTTGTAGATCGTGCCGAACGACCGACCCAGATGCTCCGGATAAAACCCGTTGACAATGGCAAGGTTCGGGTAGTAACTCGACACATCAAGGTCCACGATGGTGTGCTCGTCGTCCGACTCAATGACCCGGTTCTCCACGCTGCTGTGGATGCCCCCGAGTCCGAACACATAGTCCATCCCGTTGACCGTCGCCGCCAAGTCCTTGAACACCCCCTTGGTCTCAGTGATCGACTGGTGACGCAGCCAGTTCAGCACGCGCTGGAACTCGGGCTGCTCGAACTGAATCCACGGCAAGATCGCGTCCTTGAGATGGATCACCGGGCGCGGGGTCTGGCGAGGCTGGCGACCGTTGGGACCATACTCGTAGCAGGACACACCTGCCTGCTCCAACCGCATCACGAAGTACTCTTTGCCGATCTTCGTGTCGTTGAAGTTGAGCCAGTCGCGATCGGGGTACTTGACACATAGTTCTTCGCGGAATCTGATCATGTCACGCGAATGTTTGTAGAAGTTCTTGGTCTGCTTTACATCGTGTGCGTTGTACCGGCGCAGCACCGGCACCTGGTCACGCGTTAGCATCGTACCCACCGGGAACGGCAGATCCTCGATGGTGTCGGCGCGCATGTTGAACTCCAACGCCTTGAGTCCTGTGGCGCGGGCGTGGTTGTCGAAGTGATGTACTTTATATAAGTCGATCTGCTGGGTAATGCGATCAGCGGGCTTGACGTTGTGTAACCAGCGATCCTCTTCATCCTGCGATCCGATGATGGCCTGCGCCTTGTCATAGATCATCCGCGCATCACCGCGACCCATGCGTGCGATCATGTGGAGAACTGGATAATCGAACCCCAGGTTATTGAAGCCAGCCATGCGGCTGTTGGACTGGCACAACCACGACAAGAAGTCGAGCAGTTCTTTGGAGTCATCTCGCCAGTCGCTGCACTCGTACTGCCAGACAATTGGTGCCTCGGCGTGCTCGACGGTGATCGTGAACACGTTTGGAAAGGTTTCAATGTCGTAGATGAAGTCAGTCATGACGATCGTAAATCACCCCAATACTTTTTATATTCCGCCACCATTTCCATAAACTTTTCCGCAGATACTGGTGGCGGAAGATCATCTTGATTTTCATACCAACACGCAGCGACGAGTTTAAGTGCTTCCGGGTCAACCCCTAAAGCGGCGGCGACTGCGTTAAAAGCACCCTCTGCAGATTGGGCGGCTATTGCAGAAAAAACAGAATCGGCTGCTGAGAGACTCTCAATATTGTCATCAAACATCAGGTTCCAGATTCGGACACCTTCATCACTGACATCAACCCAATCCCATCTGCCAAAATCTTTCATGTGAAAATGAGCATCGCAGAGGGTTTCCGTATTAGGGTTTTCCCAATCGAGAAGTCTGGATTCCGTTGCGTCGCTCATATATAAATCCTTATCGCGTTACCCAATGAAAAAGGTGCCGGTGTTACCCGGCACCCACGGAATTACTGACCGCCCAGGAACCCCGGAATCATCGGCGCCTGCGGGAACGGCGCGGCGGGCATCGTCGGCGCCGCGAAGCCCGGTACACCCTGCGGCGCTGCAGCCGCTGCCACCGCACCGAACATGCCCGACGCATCGACGGAGCCTTCACCGAACGGTTTGTCGTCTCGCGCGAACTGGATCGCGATCAGGTCGCAACGAACACCGCGACCGTGCTTGTTGTCCTGCAGCCACGGCTTCACAGCGGCGTTGACCCGGCAACCTCCGTACATCTTCCGCGCGAACTGCTGGTACGCCATCGTGTTGGCAGCGTCGATGGGGGTGCCGTCTGTCTGGATCATCTGCGGCGTCATGGTGCGACCGCACGTCAGCCAGACGTTACCCTCGTAGCCACCGTAAACCTGCATGGTCTTCTTGTTGATCTTCTCGGCACCGGCGCCGTAGCAGCGTGACTTGCGATCAGCGGCGATCATCTGCATCACCGCGTTAGCGTGTTCTTTCCACTTCTCAAGCGCCAGCTTACCGTACTGCTGCATGAACTGACCGAAGCCCGCGTGATCGGCCGGCATGATCAGTTCACAGTTGTAGCTGATCGTCTCCTTACCGGTCTCCGGGCTGATCTTGCGCTGCGGCTCGATCAGGTTCGGGAAGCTGAGTCGAACGTCGCTGAGAAAAATGATTCCGTCTTGTGACATGGTGTTACTCCTTACGTTGGTGGATTACGACAACCACGCCGGCAGAGCGTCAGCCGGTGCGGGTACAGCACTGAACAACGATGACGCGTTGGTGACAACCGACTGGCGCGCATCGGACTCCAGCGCCACGGTCAGCTTGCCCGCCATCTTCGCCACATATTCCTGCTCGATAGTTTTCAACTGACGCGGAGACAACTGCTTCACTTCATCCTTGCGGTTCTTCCATGTCAGCTTCTCGACCTTCGCTGGGCTGACCAGCTTGGTCTCGTAGACGCTGGACTTCGGGATACCCATCTTGATCAGCTTCTCGGCAATCTGGTCTTCTGCGAGATTCCAGGACCGCGAGCCGCGACCGTTGACCAGCTTGAGACCGGGGATCGACGTACCGCTCTGCAGACGACGCAGCGCCTCCGCTTCCACGGATTCAAGTAGCTGACGCATCAGGGGAGCCGCTTCGATGATCTGTCGGATCTGATCATCGGACATGGTGGCGGGGTCTTTGTCCGCGCTCTGCTGTGAGATGTCCATCACATCGGTGACCTTGGGAAACATGACGCCTACCTCCTTCATTACGTTATTCGCCAGCGCGGCGCATCCGCCTTTCGCACGGCAGAATTTGCACTGAACATCGCCCGGTGTCAACGGTGCGTCCGGTGCGTCGGTGGCAGCGGCCTCCGCGATGATTTGCGGCACCTTGGCCAGTAGATCGGCAGCATTGACATCGTGCGACGTGATGGCAGGCAGACCGCGGAACGCGAGCTTGGGCTGCACGATGGTCATGCGGAGTTTCGATACAGGTGTCGAGCCGCAGACAACACCCAGCCCATACTGTTCGAGTTGGTCATTCTCAAACGCGTCGACTTGACCCATACCGTCTTTGTAGTCGATCAGTTCAGCGGTACCGTCAGAGTAATAGATCGTGATGTCCACGGTGCCACTCATGTCAAACCGACCGACCAGCGGCGCAGGCTCAACACGCGTCTCACTGACAACCACGGCGCCGGGGTTGTCCGCCACGCGTTGCTTGATGTACTCGATGCACACCTTGGCCCGCGCCGCGCGATCAGCATCGACAGTGAACGCCCCCTCGTGATCCACGATCTCGATACCGATCCAGTTCATCGGATCGTCGAGGTTCTGGAGCACGCACCGCTCGATCAGCGTGTGCGTATGCGTACCATCGACAGCAGACGCGCTGAACTTCTCAGGGTACTTAGCCTCCTCCCTGATCGAGCCGGCGCACCGTTTCCAGCGGTGCCTGCGGCTCGGGGAGAGTTGGGAGTGGGCGGTCACGACTAGCTCGCCTTGAGTGCTTCGACACCAGCGTACAGTGCCGCGTAGTGCTCGGGCTTCACGTCGTTGATGTTCTGGTAACCGAGACCCGTCAAAACGTTCTGGATCTGCGCACCCTTCTGCGGGCCGATCGCCTGGTACACGCCCATGACGTAGGTGATCAGACCCTTGGCGTCAGTGAACGGCGCCGCGGTGGTAGCCGGAGCGGGGACCGGCGCTGCAAAACTCGGCGGGGGCGGCATCGGGGCGGCGACAGGAGCCGGCGCAACGGCAACCGCAACCGGGGGAGCGACCGGAACAGCAGCGGTGGGTGCCACGGATGCAGGGGTCGGCTGAGCTACCACCGGAGCGGGAGCAGCAGGCTTGTTCCCCAGCGCGATAGCGCCGCTCTCCAGCACGGCGGCGATCTTGCTCAGTGACAGCGCGATGGATTCAAGGTTTGCTTCGATTGACATGGGTGACTCCTTACTTAGATGGGTGTTACGGGAGGTTTTCCCGGATGAACTGCCGGACCAGTTGACGCAGAACGTCGGACGGGCGACCTTTACCCTTCACCGCCCGCTTGAAGTCGCGGTGATCCGCTGGGGTCACGCGGGCCGTAATTACCTTGGTCTTGCTGGGTACTGACATGATGATCTCCAAATCCGTAGTTGCAATGTCGCACAAGTGCGATACACTTGTCAAACATCGGATCGGGGCAAATGAAATGAGTGTATCGCCAGTATCGCAACACCCCGCGTCCGTTGATGCCTACATCCGTCACGGTTGGTCATTGGTCCCTATCCCCTTCGGTACGAAAGGTCCCCGATCGCCGGGGTGGAATCTCAAGCAGAACGCGCTCCCGAACAGTGTCGCCCTGCCACCAGGGTACGGTATTGGTCTGGCTCACGCCTACAGCGGCACGATGGCGCTTGATGTAGATCGGTTCGACCGCAGCGCAGAGGAACTTGCGCGGCACGGCATCAATCTACAATCACTGATCAACGCGCCCGAGGCTGTGACGATCCACAGCGGGAACCCCGGTCACGCAAAACTGCTGTACGCGATGCCATTTGGACTGGCGCTACCGAGTCGCAAACTCATCGACACCGACGAACAAGGCATCAAGTACAACTATCTTGACTTTCGATGCGCCACCGCGAACGGTCTGACTGTGCAGGATGTGCTCCCGCCATCCATGCACCCGACCACCGGTCAGCCGTATCGCTGGGACAGTCGTGGTCACTGGACCCGCTTGCCGATCATCCCGTCCGAGTTGCTGGCACTCTGGACCTCGCTGCTCGACACCGACAAACAGCGTGTCATCGACACCGGAGATCCGTTCAACGCCTCGTGGGAAGAGATCAAGCAGGCACTTGAACACATCAGTCCCGATGTCTCCCGCGATGAGTGGGTGCATGTGGGGATGGCACTGCACTGGGCCGGGAACCAGACCGATACCGTCGATCAGGCGCTGTATCTCTGGAACGACTGGAGCCGGGGGTCAGAGACCAAGTACCCCGGTGAACGCGACATCCTGACCCAGTGGTCCAGCTTCAAGACTGACAAAGCGTCGTCGGTCAAACTCGGCACCCTGTTCCACATCGCCCGGCGATGTGGGTATGTGCGGCCACCGCCCGACGTGTCCACCTTATTCGCTGCTGTCGAGCCGGTCGAGCCCGACACCGTACTGCTGACCCTGCGTCCGCCGGCACCAGAGATGCAGATGGGACTCTGGCCGAGTGTGCTGGGGACGCGTGCGGAGCAGATCGGGCAGCAAATCGGGTGTGACCCTCTCGTGCCCCTGTTCGCCGGTCTGGCTGCAGTCAGCGGGGCTGCTGATGCACGGACCCGGCTGGAGCTGCTGCCGGGCTTCAAGGTGCCGCCGGTGCTCTGGGTCATGACGATCGGCGACCCGGCACAGAAGAAGTCACCGGCGTCCAAGCCGATGATGAAGGCGCTCAAGGAGCTGCAAGCGGAGGACGCCCCTCGATACGCTCGTGAACTGCTGGCATGGGAGGGCAAAGAGGCCGCTTACGCCAGCGCCAAGAAAGCGTTCCTGGAGTTCAGCGGCTCCCCTGACGCCGTGCTCAGCGGCGACCATGCCCCTCATGTACCGGATCTCCCCCCGCAGCCGGTGCCGCTGCGCCTGCTGGTCAGCGACATCACGAGTCAGAAACTGGTCCGCTACGCTGCCGATCGTCCGCACGGTCTAATCTGTCATCTGGACGAGATGAACGCCTGGATACGCAAGATGACCGACAAGGCCAGCGGCGAGGATCGGTCGGCGTGGGTTGTGTCCTACGAGGCAGACACCTACGACATGGACCGCGTGGGGGCAGGTGCCATCCATTGCGAGAACCTGGCCGTGTCGATCTACGGGAACGTCCAGCCGACCGTGTTCCGCCAGTCCTTCGCAGCGCTGGCCGCTGATGGAATGCTGCAGAGGTTCATCCCGGTCATTCTTCGTGAACGTCGTTGGGGCCGTGGTGAACCCGTCCCCGAGTACCTGAGCAATGAGCGGCAATGGGAGAACACCCTGCGCATGGTCCACGCGCTGCCGGCGATGACGTACCGTCTGGACACCGAAGCGTTCAAGATGTTTCGGGAGTTTCAGTCGTGGTATGAGGACGCCAAGTTTGATGAGCGACTCCTGAAGGCTGGCGATACCTACATGACCGCGTTTGGCAAGGTCGAAGGGACACTCGGCAGACTGGCACTGCTGATGCACATGATCGACAGTCCGTTCAACCCAACGGTATCGGCTGAGACTATGAAGAACGCCATCTTGATAGTGAAGGGTTATGTGATCCCCTCCTATCGGTACGCGTTCGGCGAGATCGCAGGGGGTGCCAGTGACTCATTCGATGTGTGGACGACGGAGCACATCGTGCACATCAGCAGCGACCAGCAGACGGTGACACTGCGTCAGATCAAGCGGACTGCAAGGCGACAGCTAGAGAGCAAGACCGCATGGCAGCAGGACCAGATGGTCATGGACGCGATGATCGGATTGGAACAAGCAGGATGGGTGACGCAGATCGAGAATCGGTTCAACCAGGGACATGTAGTCTGGGCAATCAATCAGTCGCTGCCGATCATGTTCAGTGAGTATCGTACCCGCGTGATCAAGGCCAAGCAGAGGCAGCGTGACTATATCTACAGGCTACCTGCACAGATGCACGGTGAAGCGTTCCAACGCAAGGTGATCAAGGGGTATGACCCTGAGACGATGGACGAGTGAAAAGCCCCGGATCTACCAGGGCCTCAACATCAACCATCATATCGGTCGAGTGCTACTCGGGCACGGTTCCATGCGTCGTGCGTTCTGTCGGTGATGAGGACAATCTCCCGCAACGCCCCCGCCAGCTCGCGCGCTGTGTCCTGTTGGCTGGCAGGGACGACGACAGCACGGCCGTAAGCGATTGCCTCCAGCTCAGCGTAATAAGCGTCACCGACGAACATGGACAAGAAGTCCCTGACGTCCTCTGCACTCAACAATGGCACGTCGAGCACTTCGCCGCGCTCGTTGGTGACTAGCGCTGCGGGCTGCTCAGGCGTCGGGGCGGCTGCGAGAACGTCTTCGATGGCGCTGTACAGACTGCCCACACTCATGCCGCGCTCTGACAACTCATCGACCCATTCAAGCGTCGGCCTGATCGGCACCAGTTGCCACTGCGTCTCGTCGAACGTCACCGTCTTCATGCGTTGCTCAAATCTTCAAGCACCGCATCACGCGGCGACATTTCGTTGATCTGCTCACCCCAGCAATCGTCGTCCCATGCCATCGACGCGAGTGCGCGAATATCCCACCACGCGTGGTAGTGGTAATAGGCGAGCCAGAACATCAGGCGGATACGCCAGTAGATCGTTTTCATAGCAGCGGTTCCACAATCTGAAAGTCATCTACAGGGCGCCATCCCCGGCCCTGCTCGTAGTCACCTTTAACGAGACAGCGAGTGCCGGCGCGCATGTAGCTGTCACGCACTAGCGTGCAATCACCCCACATCAGGGACCGAAGGCGCTGGCCGCGTCTGTAGATCGTCTTCATGCGCCGTCTCCCTTGAGCATCTGCGCGCGGCAGGCGTTCCAGCCATTTGCGTACGCATGCTCGCGCTCCGCACCTGCGTAGCCAGTCAACTCAGCGTCCTGATAAGTGATCGCATCCGGCACCGCCTGCTGCGGCTGCGGGGCGTTTACTAGCGCGTCTGCAACACGTCGCGCCTGTTCAGCGGTCGGGAACGTGAGGACAAGCGAGCCGTCTCCAACGCGGTCTTTGGGTAGATTCAAGTGCTGTGCAGATGATCCTACCGACCCCGGCGTGTCCGTCGCTTCGACGATGACCGCCGGCATATCAGCTACTGTTCCAGTGTCAACGACTAGATTCCCGGTGCCGAATTTCACGATGTAATGCTCACCGTTGCCCGTCTCGCCGCGCATCTTCTCGCGCGCGGCTTCGATGCGGTCGGCCCAGTCGCTCACATCCTGTCGAGTACATACATACGCCGTGTCCCGCATCCCCGCCACGACCTTCTGTATGACATCGGGGTTCATGGTAAGTCCTCTGTCGGAAGTGCAGCCATGAATCCGAGACAATGACCCACCGCAAAAATAATTACGCAGAATAAGATGTGAAGAAGAATGCTCATCGTCCACCCTCCAATGCGCGCCGCAGTGCGTCTCCCCAGCTTTCGGCAAGGTCGCCTTCTCCCGCCATCTCCGCAATCACCCGCTCCACAGCCTCCCGCGTGCCGATTGGATTCAGTTCGTGCGTTGCGGCACCGAGCAATGCGGTCACGCGCTCATCAGACTCGTCCATCGCCTTCAACCGCTGGTATTCGTTGTTCACTTCGTCACCTCGTCTGGCAGGGTGTAGAGGGCAGTTCCAAACTGGCGCGCATAGTCATCTGCGCAAAGACCGTCCGCCCGCGAAAATTCGTGCATCCAGTCAAACGCCACAGGCCCACCCTCCTTCATCTTCCGCAGCGTCTCGGCATCTGCAATCAGCGCGGGGATGGCGTCGCGGAGGGATTGGAGTACGAGCATGTCGTCCTTGAAGCCGCTGCGAAAATCGCTAGCAAAAGTTTGATGCGCATAATCGCAATGTGAAATTGCCCGATCCAGCGCCTCAAGCGTCTGTTCGATGTCTTTCATCGTGCGGAGTCCTTAGCGATGGTAGCGTCGATAGCGCAATCGAGAAACACGTCAATCGACTTTGGTTCTGGCCATCCGTGAATTAATGACGGAAGGTTCAGCGCGTGCATAGAACAGGTTCCATCACCATTACCCGATAGGCACAACTTTCGACGCATGAAGCGATAACGCTCAGCATTCTTCCTCGCGCTCTCAAGCTCCGCAGTGAGGCAGGCGTTCTCGGCTTCTAGCTGGCAGTTGATGTCGTCAAGCTGTCCCTGTAGATCGGCAATCTCCGCCTGCTGCTCGCGGATGATCTGGCCCGCA